CTGACACCTTACGTTTGATCTTCATGTACTTGCCGATACCCAAGTCTGCATTTCCTTGCAGTATGCGGTCACTTTTCATGGGGTGAAGGTCCAGACCCTCTTTCTCAAGTTGGTCGATCTGTGCTTGATCGGTAAAGTAGGCATTGGTGATGAATTGACCACCGTTAGCGTAGATTGCCTGTGCAGCCCGTGGCCCATCGGGTGACCCCATGTCTGCGTTTTGCTCAAACACTTTTGCATATTCGAGTACCATGTCCATTGTGTATTTAGTCATATTGAGTTTTCCTTTCGGCTGTTGGTATATATGTATGACGTCTGATTTTGCGATTAGTCAACGTCAGGTTTAAATTAAAATTAGTGGATGTCGGCGTATGTTGTACCGAACTGAGCATCCACACCTAGAGGCACGTTAAGTTTCAGTTTCTCATTGAGAATTTCTATCGCACCTTCCATGACACCTTTTGTCGCATCCTCTTCTCCTTTCTTAACTACGGCAATGATCTCGTCGTGAAACTGACCTACAGTTTTGATACCATTCTTACGACACAACGACACCCAACTGTCAAAACAGAACACCCCAGTACCTTGGTTGAGAGTAGAGAAACGATCCTTCTCACTCCGCAAACTATACCAGAACTTAGACACAGGGTTCTGCAACCACATGCCATCGAAGAAGGTACTTGTACGCACCGTAGAGGCCACCTTTTCCACTGACCAGTTACGAGACCAGAAAGCATCTAACAGCACCTTACAGTCCTTAGCTGGCATCCCAGTGGTGCGTGAGAGAGTAGCTGCCCCTACACCATATGTTGCGCTGTAGTTAACGACCTTGTAATTCTTACGAAGGGCTTTTAGTGACTGCTCTCCGCTGTTGTGCATGTCGATGTCCTTCTGCGTAATGACACCAGCGTGTAGTGCTAGGTCCAAGTGTGGATCGAACCCCTCAGCTGACATAGCCTCAACATAACTAGGGTCAAGTGGCTTCATGTAGTGACGCTTAGTAGTATCCTCAAGGGACGTCATGTCAGCACCACACAAAGTGTAACCCTCTGGGCAAGTAAGGCACCCTCGTATCTCCTTGCCGTATGGCTTGTCGATAGATGGCAGGTTGACCAAAGGCTTTGCGTGTTTGAAGCGCAGGGTGTTAGTTAGACCAGCAACCGTAGCTTTGACGTAACCGTCCCTGTGAGCCGTTACCATGCCCTTTAGGACACCAATGCGGTGTGACAGTACACTGAGGCCATCTAGTAGCTCAATGGATGGCTCAACGTCTACAAGCTCCTTCACAGAGGGGCAAAGCTCACCGTCTTTGCGTACCTGCTCTAATTCCCTCGTATCCCCTGTAACCTTGTCACGCATGAACTTAAACGTCCGTGGTTCCCACCCCAGAGAGAACAGCCAACTCTTGATCTGTTCGTTAGAGTTAGGGTTTGCACGTTCATGTCCTGTCACTACAGTCAAAGACTTGGTTGTATAAGGTTGTTTAGCACTCTCGCACAACTTTATCCACTTCTCCCAGTCTGACGACAAGTTCCCGTCTTTCTTGTATTTATCCCGCTTAGGTTGCGTTCTAACAGCTGTTATAACACGCTGAGGCATAGCATCGGCAAGCAACTCTATCTTCTCTGCCTTAAGTGCTTCCCACTCTGCTAGGTGAGCCTCTGCCTTCTCTACGTCCAGTTTCCACTGGAGGGCTTCTTGCTCTGCGGCACACTGTAGCTTGAATGTCAGGTAGTCCACCAGACGATCCTTGTCACTTTCCACTGGGTACATCTTATTCAACTTGTAGTGGAGGTTTTTCCACAGGACATTGTTGATGCGTACATCTTCCTCACAGCGGTGCTTGTATTCCTCTGGAGATAGGTTCTGCCAGTCGTCGATCTTAGGTTTAGGCACACCGTACTCTTCACCGTACTCTGCGAGACCATGCTTGCTCTTCCAATGGTTGACGTACCAAGAGATACCCAAAGTGTCGATCAATCGTGCTGTGACCTTGATACCTAGAATCTTTTCCACTGCGGGGACATCGTAACGTATGATGTTATGACCGCAGAGGATTGGACTGTTGAGTAGCACATGACGCATCTCGTCATAGTCGTGCGTGGATCGTACCTCGCCCAGATCGTTAGACCAAGACAAGACATGGATCAACGTAGGGTCTAGTCCGTCTGTCTCAATGTCAAATACTGTTATCATATGATTTCCCTTAGTGTGAATGTATCTGTGCTAAAGCGGAGCATACCAGCCAAACCCTCTTCGGAGCATGGGCGATTCTTCTCAACCTTAAGATACGTTGTGTTACGTTCCTCTATACTGTCAGCTTCTTTGTCACGGTTCAAGTCGATAATGACGGAAGCACGTTGACCGATCATCTTACAGTACTTTGGGTCTCCGTTCTCGTTAGTGTGTGCAATCGTTACAATGCCTACGTTAAGCTCTGCTGCCAGCTTAGACAACCGGATCGACAGGTCAGCCAACATGGCCTCTTTGCTCTCGTCAGACGTACCCACGACCACATCCTGTATAGGCTCAAAGAACACAAACTTACAATCACAAGCCTGACTAAAGAACCTGATCTGGTCGATCAACTCGTCAGTGCCTTGCCCATCCCCAAGATAGAATTGGTAGAAGTTCTCGTCCTTAGTGATGTTCACGATAGCCTCACGAACAAGATCGTCTGCACCCTTCTCTTCGATCAAGTCACGCCGTGTAAGGTTGTCACCAACTTCATACGACACAAGACCCAGTAGTGAGCGTAGCTTTGTCTCCTCTAGGTGCCACGCTGCAATCGGTATCCCTTGCTGCAACATGCTGTATTCCATGTAACGCATAAGCTCTGTCTTGCCGATACCTGTAGGCGCTTTGAACACTGTGAAGTGACCTTGCATGAGGCCCAGTATCTTGTCGTCTAAGGCTTGGATGCCTGTGGGGTAGTAGGTATGCTCAGGCGTATCTGTGTACAGCTTCAAGAACTCGTCAGACGTATTCAAGATGTTCTCTGGTGTGTGCTTGACTGGCTTCCACCACAGGTTCTTAAACTCTCTCTCCTTACCAGCCTGTAAGAAGTCGTTAGCGTCCTTGTACTCACCGTGTTGTACCCGATACACCCTGTTAGGGAATAGCCGTGCCATACGGTCAGCTAAGGCGTTCCCAGCATCATCTGTATCAACCGACAGGATGATCTTCTCGAAGCTATCTAACCACTCCTTACAGTTCTCCCAGAGCTTCTTAGAGGGCGTTGCAGAGGGTAACGACACAACAGGGTTGGTGTACTGGCTCTTGAGCATTTGCGCTGCTGAGAGAGCGTCTAGTTCGCCCTCAGTGATGGTTACCATCTTGGAGCAACCAGCAGGAAACAGGTTCATGCCGAATAGCTCGTCACCCTTGAAACCGTCTTTAGCGTAGAAAGCCTTCTGATCCAGATTACGAACTTTAATTCCCCCGCTGGGGTAAACATACTCCTGACGATCATCGTAGGTCATCACGTTATAGTCACGCATCGTGTACTCTTGGATGCCACGCATACTTGTATAACGACCCGCCGATTGGCTCTCTATACGTTTAGGCGTAAATGATGTCACGTTCATTTCGTAATCCCCCTTCTTTGTTGGGTACTTCTCTTTGGCCCAATCGAACATCTGTTCTTTGGACGGGTAGCCTCTATCACATCCGTGGCACTTACCAAAGCCATCGGTGTTGTAACAGAAGGCGTCACTTGAGCCACACGACACATATGGACAAGGCTGATGTGCTACGTCTGTCATACTTACGTTTCCTCTATTAGTTATTATATATACTGATAAGTAAAAACACTTACGTTTAAACTTAAGTACTGCATTTACCTATGACGTCTGAATCTGCCGTTAGTCAACATCACAAATTGTTACAAGTTTCTTTCTGATGCGTGACATGAACTGTGCGACAGCCTGTTTAGACTTACCAAGCTCCTCAGCCGTGGCCTTCATGTTGTTGTTATTACGCCACAAAGCCATCAGCATTAGTTTCTCGCTGTCGTTAAGGTGTTCACCAAGAACCTGTAGAATGTTTTTTATCTCGTATGATCCAAACACATCCTCAGCTGACTCAATCTCAAGACCTTCTTCGTCATCGTCAACAACAATGAAGTGGTGTGTGTCGTTCTTAACTGCATCACGACCGTGCCTACCTTTAGGGTAACTGATCTGTGACATACCCACCTTCATGTAGTCTAACATAGCCTCTCTGGCCCTGTAGTAGAGTGTAGAGGGTCTTTCGACCCCCTGAGCACGAAGCTCTAAACACTTTACCACACCAGTAGAGACCAGATCGTCATATTCTTGAGAGTTCTTATATCGACCAGCAAGTTTACGACACATATCTAGTATCTCATGGTTTGTCATAGCTTGTCTTTACCTTCCAGTTGATTGATACGCATCTGGGCATAACGGATAACTTTCTCAAGGTCTGTGATCTCGCTCTGCACATCACTCATTCCCTCGTAGGGCTTGTAACCCGCACGACTGGCGTACTTGATGATGTTACCACGCCAGAACTCAAAGCCGTTACGCATGATGTAGGTGATAGGTTCGATTTTCCATCGGGCGTAGTGCTTAGGCTCATGCACGATGTCTGCTGTATGTTCTGACATTACTGTTCCTTTAAAGTCTTCTATTAACTTGCTCCACTCGTTGTCTAACTCGCTGCCGAACTTATACATCTAACGACCCCTGTGGTGTTGCCTTCTTGCCCTTCTTATAGCGGGTCTTGAAGTGATCGTCCCCAAGAACCTGACGAGAGATTTTAGAGATGTCATTTGGTTGGACCCCTGCCAAGTCTGCAATC